TCTCATAACAGAAGATGTGGAACTTCTCCTCATGCTCCTCAATATTGAATTGGTATATTAAATCATGACGGAGGGCTGCTCCTGACTTTGTTAGTACAAACATATTACTTATCCTCTGATGTTAATGTTAATATCTTATCTTCAAGAGTCTGCATAGCTGCTAGCATCTCAATATACTGATGGAACTCATTAATAGATGAGCTTGGCAGTCTAGTCATCATTATTGATCTACGTAAACTAATCAACACATAATCTCCATCATCTCCACTGTGGTAAGCTATGTCAAAATCTCTATAGTATATATCTACACCTTTGTAGTTTAGGTGGAAAGGTTTAGCCTCACTTACCTTTAAGCACTCACTTATCTTCATATAGTATTTCCCATATCATTAATGCTATCAGCTCGATGTCTTTATCACTTAGGTCTACTTTCATCATCAACGTCCTCAGCTCGCTTAGAATAAGATTGCACGATGATAGTAGGAGCTGCTGCCCTTGCTATATCTACTGGTGTCGCCTTAGCACTAGCCTTGTACTTCTCTGTTAACATAGGAGCTACCTTAGCTATCTTAAACTTTAACACATCTATCTTAGCCCTTTTATCAGCAGCGTAAGCTTGTATCTCTGTTCTCTCTAGCCCTTTAGGCGTATCTTCCTTAGCAAGAGCATCTAGCTCTGCCATCCACCCTAACACTAAGTACTCCCTAGCCTGATTGACCTTCTCATCAAATTCCTTATGTCTCTCCTGCCATCTATATATTGTTCGGAATGCAGGGCACTTATCAGGGTACTTCTCCGCCATAGTCTTAACTTCTAGTCCTTCCTCGATCATAGTATCACAGAACCAGTTAGCCCATGCCTCACTATACCTAGGAGATGCCTTCTTTACTTCAGTCTTCTTAGCCATGTAGTTTATCCCGTAAATCACTGTAAGGTTTAGTCTTACCTTTCTTCTTACCTTCTAACTTCTCTTTCTTCTTCTTAAGCTTTTTAACATCAGCCTTAAGTTCCTTCTTACGTTCATACCAGTACTCTAAGTCCTTCCTATCTTGAAGGGAAGCTTCCATTCTGTTGACATAAGTCTGTATCTCCTCTGTAAGAGCTAACACATGTCTATAGCTCGCTGTAGAGAATACTAATGTTTCAAAGCCATTCTCACTAGCAATCTTATAATCATCCTTATAAACAGCTAGAGCCTTTCTTACTTCCTCTATAGCAGAACATACGTACCTATTTGGCATAACCATATCTCCTATTTAATTCTATTAATTCATGTATGAAGCTCCAAAGCCTTCTGGAATAATCTATACTAGGATTATATCCTCCTAACACTAGGAAGGTTAGGACATCTATATGAGTTACTGATGCAGGATTGACTCTCCTATTACCTATCTTTAAGTAGTACATCTAAGTATCCTTAGTAGTTTATTAATATAAAATAAAGGGGAAGGAGTATCTCTTTAAAGATCTCCTAAGTAATCTATAGGAAGATTATACCATAAATTTATTAAGAAGTAAAGCCCTTTATCCTATTTATTTTAAATTAATTACTGACAGCTCGCTTCTAGTGTGATCATAGCGTATGGTGTTAGGATTTAAGAAGAGCTCATATAAAGCCCTACATTAAGAGATTAGGAGGAGAGCAGTAGGGTAGCTTACCTTTATACCTGATCTCTCAAGGAAGACCCCTTAGAAGCTCAGTAAAGAGTATATATTGGTAGATATTCCCCCTAGTCTTTCTAAGATAGGATTAGTTTCTAAATATAATTCTACATGGCGGTCATAGTGGAGCATTAATATTACATCGCCGCAACCTCGAAACCCCCCGTACCCCCTTCAAAGACCCCCTATAGGTATCAATGATTAGTATTTATTGCAGTGCAGTATGTACCTTGTGTGCGTGAGGGAGTAAGTGGGGAGAATACTGGAGGGCAACGCTCTTCTCAAGCTAATGCAGCGTATTACTGGGCTTCAGTCCTATTACAATACTGTCACATATACTCACTTATGCACCCATTTTTACCCTAATTTACACATATTTATTGACATATTATGACAGTATGCTACTGTAATAGCTGTAATAACCAATATGAGGACGTTATAATGAATATATTTGTATTATCTTACAGCCCTGTTAAAGCAGCACAGTATCAATGTGATAAGCATGTTGTTAAGATGTGTTTAGAGAGTGTACAGCTACTATGTACTGTATTGAGATTGAAGGGGTATAACAGTGATAAATTATATAAGATGACTCATAAGAATCATCCAACTACTCTCTCATTACTGGATAATAGGACTAATCTATCATGGCTATTAGCTCATACAGCAGCACTATTCAGAGAATATACTTACAGGTATGGTAAGGTACATAAGAGTAACGATATCTTTATAGAGTGCCTTAGAATGCTTCCTAGTGATATAGTAAGAGATAAGCCATTTAGTATAGCTAAGGTTACTAATAATGATAAGCAGGATATAGTGGAGAGTTATAGAGAATATTATAAGAGTAAAAGGGGTATAATGGATATGAGATGGACAGGCAGAAGTATACCAGAATGGCTACTCTATGAAATTAATTGAATAAATATTAAAATAATGCTTGACACAGTATAATAACATACTATAGTAGTAGGTAAGATAACAACACCAAGTGAGGTTATTGAAATGAATGCTGATTATGAATACTCATTACAATACTACATTAAGACTGGTTCACTTGAGCTAATAATAATAAATATTGGAGGATACTAAGATGTTTGGATTAATAACACTAATAACGATACCTAGCTTATTCTTTCTAAGTATGATAGGCTACTTAGTAATAGGAATAATTAAGATGGATAAGAATGGAGATGATTCCTTTGAGTGGAATAATGATAAGCAGTAATATAAGGAGAATAAGATGTTATATAATATATACATTACTATATGTGCTATAGTAGGACTAAGTGTAAGTGCTATAACTGTATATGCTTTAGCTGCATCCTTTATAGATTTATTATTAAGAAAAGGAGATAAATAAGATGTTATACTTTATATTATTACCTCACATAGCTTTATTAATGTATGCTATTAATGAGTTAATATGTATCTTATTAGATGTAGATTAAAAGATATATAAAGAGTATAGGAAGGTGATGCTTCCTCTTTTGTGTTAGTTTTTAAGAGTTCTCTTTGGAACTTCTTAGTAACTTAGTACAAGAACTAAATTCTATCATATTTTTAAATGAATGTCAAGCATTATTTAATAAAATATATATAAATAAATATGAAGAAAAGACTTGACAACGTATTAATAAGGGTTATAGTGTTAGTTGAAGATAAACAATAAGGATAATTATAATGAATAAAGATAAACTAAATAAGATATTAGCTGCTCATAAAGAGTGGTTAGGTAGTAACGGTGCTAGAGGTTTTAAGGCTGACTTAGTAGGTGCTAGCTTAGAAGGTGCTAACTTAAGAGATGCTAAGTTAGAAGGTGCTAACTTAAGAGATGCTAACTTAGTAGGTGCTGACTTAGAAGATGCTATCTTAGTAGGTGCTAGCTTAGAAGGTGCTAACTTAGAAGATGCTAACTTAGAAGGTGCTAGAGGTTTTAAGGCTAACTTAGAAGGTGCTAACTTAAGAGATGCTGACTTAGAAGGTGCTAACTTAAGAGATGCTAACTTAGAAGGTGCTAGCTTAGAAGGTGCTAACTTAGAAGGTGCTAACTTAGTAGGTGCTGACTTAGAAGGTGCTAGCTTAAGAGATGCTAACTTAAGAGGTGCTAACTTAAGAGATGCTAACTTAAGGGGTGCTAGAGGTTTTAAGGCTAACTTAGAAGGTGCTAACTTAAGAGATGCTAGCTTAGTAGGCGCTAGCTTAGAAGGTGCTAACTTAGAAGGTGCTAACTTAGTATGTGCTAGCTTAGTAGGCGCTAGCTTAGAAGGTGCTAACTTAGAAGGTGCTAACTTAGTATGTGCTGACTTAGAAGGTGCTAGCTTAGTAGGTGCTAACTTAGTAGGTGCTGACTTAGCAGGTGCTGACTTAGAAGATGCTATTTTAGTAGGTGCTAGCTTAGAAGGTGCTAACTTAAGAGATGCTAACTTAAGGGGTGCTAACTTAGAAGGTGCTAACTTAGAAGGTGCTGACTTAAGGTATATAACAGCAGGTAACGGTAAAGAAATAACATATTATCCGCTTGAAGGATATAAAACAGTGCTAGATACAGTCAATAAAGTGTTAGCAGTAGGCTGTCAACAGCACACTATAGATGAATGGTTAGCATTTAGTAAAGATGATATATATAAAATGGATGGGGATAAGGCTGTAACATTCTATAACGACACATTAATGCCGTTTATTAATTCCTTAAAAACAAGTAAGGTGTTATAATGAATAAAGATCAACTAAATACAAGCTATAGGATATGTGTTAAATTCTATAATGACGTGTTTAGGGAATATTGCGGTTGGCGTGATATAGACTACTTTATCGAGAAGTATATAACTAACAGGGAAGCATTAAGAGGTACGTGCTTGAATAAGACTTATAAAGATGGCGGTCGCTTTGACTATGTTACTATATTAGAGAAGATAGGAGTTTATAGAAATGAATAGCAGAAGAAAGATAAAGAAGTACAGCAAGGGAGCAAGATTATTTCTACATTTTAGTGAATATGAGCTTGCATTATTAGATGAGGCTTGCTATATTATGAAAGGGACAAGGCAACAAGTCCTTAGAAAGTTAATAATTGATTATGTTAAGGATGTGAAGAAATGATTATATCAACGATTTTAACAGTGTTTTTAATGGCTTTACTGCTCAGCTTATGCTTTGTGTTAAGTAGCGGGTTTACACGATATAACAGTCAAGTGCAAGATATTGTTGATGATGTATATAGTAACTTGCATGAGCATGCTGAGGATAACAAAGTGTTTAATGTAACTAAGGGTAAGGTGTAAGAAAATGAACAAATTTGACATAAAAGAGCAATATAATGAGATGCTAGATGAGGTATATGGAGATATAGAGATTTGTGACTACACTTACAGCGCATCGCTAGCATTATACAGGATTGATCCTATTGCTTATGATCAGGGGTTTAGTGACTATGTAGACTCCTTATTAGTTAATGGTATATATACAGAAAGAGAATTAATCGAGGCAGGTTTATTATGAGTGGTCAAGCATATTTCTTATTAGGTGTACTAATAGGGGTTATTGGAGGCTTAGCATTAGATGGTTGGATAGGAAAGGGTGTAGTATGGGTGATGCAATTATAGTGAACAAGTGGGTATACATACCGCTAGACGTTAGACGCTCAATGACAAAAGAACAGTTTTACAATGAAGTATATAGAATATTGACTGAAGAGTTTTACGATGATAAGAAGAGAGGCAAGTAATGATTACTTCAATAATAAAGATAGCATTAAGCATAGCAGCAAGCCCGTTAGATGTATGCGCTGTTATAGCTTATGAGACACACGGCACTTTTAGTACGTCAATACGTAGTCCAATTCGAGCTGTTGGCTTGATACAATTTACTGAGCCAACCGCAGAAAGTCTAGGCACCACTACAGACAAGCTAAGTAAGATTTCTTTTGAGCAGCAATCAAAGTACGTTATAAGGTATTTCAAGCAAAGAAAAGTCAAAATGTTTTATGATGGGAATGATTTAAAGCGTATTTATAGCAGTGTCTTTTGTGGAAATACTAATTATAAAAGATGCTCAAAGCTAGGTGATGGTTATAATACATGGAATGAAGCTATTAAAGAAGTGAAGAACTATAGAATTAAATGCAAAAAAATGATGAAAAGCTATTGACATAGTGACAGCATACTATATAATGGTAAGCAGATAAACAAGAACCAAGAGGCAATTAAGATGATTATAGAAACCGCAATAAATGAGCAAACTAGGCTTTATGAAGATATGCAAAGATATAAAGACTTATATATCACTATGCAAGAGCTATCATTGCTTAATGCTACAACTAGCAATGCTTTAAATGTCATTATCAAGGGCTATGAAGATAAGCACGGATATAAAGTAAAGTATACAGATTCGGACATGGTGGAAAGCTTAAAGTATGTTAAGCATGAATTAGAAAGCAGTAGTGTACTGTGGGTTAGAGATAGCTACGAAGATTATAAAACAATGAGGAATTGTGATTTAGATTTAAATAACTTATTTAGGGCTTGTCATGACTTTATCCATGTTGAGCATAACTTGACATTCAGCGCTACTGATGAAGCGGAAGCAGTTAGGATACTGTGCAGTAAATTATATGATTCCCGAGCAGTTACTTACCATGCTATTGACTTTTATCTACAAGTATTGTATTATAGAGACAATAAAGAGTTTATGCACGATCAATACAATCAAACGCTAGACATGCTGAACAATATTAAGTATGCCAAAGAGTTACAGCAATTCATAGAAACAATATAAAGGTGGTATTATGAACAGATTAGAAACAGCACTGCAAAGATTTGAAGAGTTAGAAGATGATACTTTATTAATCAGATACTTACGCAATCACTCAAGCGATGAAATACTAGACGATGCTGATGCGCTTAATATTGATGTATCATACGAGGACGTTATGGGATTAAGTGCTTATGCACTAGCAGATTTAATAATTGATCAAATTTAAAGGTAGGTTTACTATGTATAAGCAAGATAACTTATTAATTTTACGTAATGATTTAAGCAAGATTGGTAACGTAATTGAAAGAATGAGGTCATTTTATAAATTAGATGCATTACAGCAATACTTTAAAGATGAGAATCTTAAGTTTGGGATGAGTCCGATTGATAAATGCGCTGAAGGTACAAAGGGAGTTAATGAGTTTTTTGACTATTATGATGATTTACTAACGAAATTCAGTGAAAATCTATAAGGATATATTATGACAAATAAGATAAAGACGCCTAAACTTATTAAACAATTCCTAGACGAGTACGTTGTTGCTCAAGATGAGGCTAAGAAAGCACTTAGCTACGCCTTATTTATGCATAAGCTAAAGAGCTAGCAGCATATAAGACTGGAAGAGAACAAGCTTACAAAAGCAGTGCTATCATGTTAATTGGTTCTACTGGAGTCGGTAAGACATACCTAGTAGAAACTCTTGCAAAGTGTGCAGGAAGGGACGTTCATACTATTAACGCTAAGGATTTAAGCAGCGAGGGCTATGTAGAGCTATCTTTTAGCGATGCTTTTAGGGGCTTTGTCAAGCAATCCGGCAAAGATGGAGCGAAGAAAGTAGAATCATCTATTGTGTTTATTGATGAATTTGATAAACTATGTACAGCAGATACAAGAAACGGCTTCAATGTGCCTTTGCAGCAACAGATGCTAAAGATTATTGAAGGTCAAAAGCTTACAGTAAGTAATAGGAATGATGAAGTTATTGATACAAGTCGTATTTTGTTTATCCTAGGTGGTAACTTTCAGCACATGAGGGACGCTAGAAAAGACAAAAGCTCCGCTATGGGGTTTGCTGCAACTAATGAGGCTAAGCAGAAAGCTTTACACGATGAATTAGCAGATAATGGCATGATTAGAGAGCTAGCAGGACGTATTAGCCTAGTTGCCGAGCTGCATGAACTATCACTTGAGCACATGAAACAGATAGCTAAGGCTAGGGATAACGTAGTAAGTCAAGCTATTGAGGTACTAGACGCACTAGGAATTGATCATAAACTAACTAGGTATAGAATTGATAAGATTATAAAGCAATGTATTGATAATAAGACTGGAGCAAGGGGCTTACAAACTGAATTAGACAAGTATTTAGCGCAGCAGATAGCTGATATTGATTTAGATTTGACGGAAGCTGAGTTTTTAAGTGAGGATAAGGTATTAAGACTGCCTATGGATGATGATAACGACAGATCAATGACTTTTATGCCCATTGATTTTAAGTATCAAGATGACAGTATAAACGTATCATTCACTATGTACCAACCACCTTTTAAGACAGGGCAAGTATGGAGAACATTCAGCGGATTAAAGGTAAAGATTATTGAGATTAATAACAAGTATATGAAAGTAGAAACACTAGAGAAACAAAGTGTTATAATGAGCTACGAGCTAGACGGGAGCTATCCTGAAGTACCGGAATTGACGCTATATTGTGAAATTAGAATGTAAGGGGATTATCATTGTGTATTATGTTCAAGAAAGGGGAAGAAGAAAAGATATTTATATTCGATAACGACGGATTTAGATTAAAAGATATTACAGATAAAGATAGCGCAGTTAAGACATTGGAAAGGTGGTTAGAAAATGAGTAAACAAGTAGGCGGTAGTCACTACAGCAAGTATGAGATTGAACCCATTGATTTTATTAACAAGAATAATCTGAGCTACATGCAAGGTAACGCTATCAAGTACGTTACGAGATATAAAGATAAGAACGGTATTGAAGATCTAGAGAAAGCCAAGCACTATATAGATATGATGATAAGTGAGCATTTACTAGACGGCGTTAAGGATGATCAGGATAGTGTATTCACTCATATTGATTTTAAAGAACTAGGTGCAGGATCATTATTTACTACGAATGATGGAGGAGTGTCTAAGATTGTATATGTAACGAAAGAAGGTGACGCGAAAGCCAGGGCATTGGGGAGTGGTAGAGAATACTGGGTAACGGCAGATGGTACCTATGCAGGGTCAGATGCTTATCACAAATCATCTTATACAGGAGCTAAGTAAATGTCATTGATGAAGATTACTGCTAAGAATGACGAGCAAAAAGAACTTATAGCCTCATTGTGTGATAAGAATATAGAATTAATAATCATTGATGGAGCTTTAGGCTCAGGTAAAACACTCATTGCTACTGCTTACGCCTTAGACATGTTCAGTAGGAATAAGATAGACAAGATTGTTATAAGTCGCCCGATGGTGTGCGATGAAGACGAGGACATGGGTTTTTTACCAGGTACTGAGCAAGAAAAGCTAGACCCCTATTTATCAGGCTTCAACTGTGCTGTAGAGTTTATTAATCAAGTAAGTTACGGTGCTAAGGATACATGGAATCAAGGCATTCAAACAGGTCAGATTGAAGGTAAGAGCTTAGCAACTATAAAAGGTGCAAGTTATAATAATAGTGTTTTATTACTAGATGAGGCGCAAGATGCTACCTTATCACAAATCAAGAAGTTTATCGGAAGGGCATCATCGCATAGTAAGGTTATTATAATGGGGGATAACAAGCAGAAAAGTAAGGATAAGTACAAAGGATTTCAAGATTTAATTGATAAGGTACTGTATAGTGATTACTCATTTATTAAGTATGTTAGATTGAACCAAGTAGAGAGAAGTCAATTAGCAGCATTTGCAGATAAACTATAAGGGCATCATCATGAAGGAACATAAAGATATTTACGATAAGATGGTTGAGGATAGGGTGTTATTCTTAACAGGCGATACAAACGCACAGCGTTGCAGCAGCTTAGTAGCTCACCTTCTTTATTTAGATTCTATTAACCAAGACGATATTAAGCTATACATTGATTCACCAGGCGGTAGTTGCAGCGCAGGGCTAAGCGTAGTAGATACTATGAGATTGATTAAGAGCGATGTATCAACAGTAGTAGTAGGTATAGCTGCAAGTATGGGATCAGTAATAGCTAGCAGCGGAGCTAAAGGTAAGCGTTTCATACTGCCGCATAGTGAGTTTATGATCCACCAAGTGCTATCAGGCACAAGCGGACAAGTAACAGACATGAGGATTGATCTGGAGCATGCTGAGAAAACTTACGACAAGCTATTGAAGGTGCTTGCGACAAATACAGGACAGACTATTAAGAAGTTAAGAGCAGATTGCGACAGGGATAATTGGTTAGATGCGGAAGCAAGTGTTAAATACGGATTAGTGGATAAGGTGTTATAATGAGTTACGATATATCAATCACACCAATGGGCATCATCGCTAAGAAAGTAGCAGAGGATAACAACTGGAGACCTTACTCAGTAGCTATTAATCCTTTTAGGACGCAGACTAAGCAGCTATTGTTAGAGTTTATGACTGAGTATAACAGAGAGTTGATTAAACACGAGAGACAGAGAACAGGATATTATTAATATGAAAGACATCACTATAACTTCCGAAGAGTATACTGACCTTATTGACAGCAGGGCGAAACTCAGAGCATTAGAAGCAGGAGGAGTTGACAACTGGGAATGGTATGATGAATCATTAACAGCATACCACAGAGAGAAAGAAATAGCAGAGATTGAAAGAACAATGTTTACTGATATATTAGAAACTATTATAGAAGATTGTGTCGTAGATTATCTGGACAGCTTTCATTCATTTATCAGGTACGACGGAGATATTGAAATTATAAGAACTGTTCTTAATAAGTATATTGAGTACAAAGTAAAGGGTGATTAATATGGAAAGGACTAGAGGCAATGTAATATCGAGAGAGCAATGTCCTAGTTGTAACGACAAGGGCAGAGATAATTTAATAATATATGATAACGGTTCAAAACACTGTCATGCCTGCTCACATCACGTATTTGCAGATGACGAAGAACAAGAGGGCATCATCGCTATGAACCCAGATTTAATAAGAGGACATTGCACAGACCTAGGAAGCAGAGGAATAACAAAGACTACTTGTGAGCATTTCAATTACGAGGTAGGAAAGAATAAGAAAGGTGAAGTAGTACACATAGCTAATTACTTTAATGATAAGGGCGAGAAGGTAGCGCAAAAGATACGAGGTAAGGGCAAGAAGTTCTCAGCATTAGGGGACACAACACAAGCATTACTATTCGGGCAGCAGCTATACTCTCCAAAGGATAATGTCTTTATCACTGTGGTCGAAGGGGAACTGGATGCACTAAGTGTAGCAGAGGCACAAGGTAAGCACTTCCCTGTTGTTAGTATACCATCGGGGGCAGGTGGAGCTAAGAGAGAATTAAGTAAGCACTTAGAATATCTATCAAAGTTTAAGCATGTTGTCTTACTCTTTGATCAAGATGAAGCAGGGCAGAAAGCAACAGCAGAATGTATTGATCTATTTGAACCTGGTAAGGTACGTATTGCTAAGATACCTTTAAAAGATGCTAACGACATGGTCAAAGCAGGGCGAGCAGCAGAGCTTAGAAGCGCACTATTCAACGCTAAGGAGGTAAGACCTACTGGGCTACTGTCAATTAAAGATATACTCGAGGATGGTTTAGAACCGCCTACTATGGGCATCCCATGGGGCTTCAGTAAGCTAGATGAAATAACCTATGGGATGCAGAGAGGGGCAGTATATACTATATGTGCAGGATCCGGCAGTGGTAAGACTATCTTCTTGCGTGACGTAGTGGCATCATTGGTATTGAATAATAATGTTAAATGTGTGGTTATGTCCTTTGAACAGACAAGTAAGGATGTATTACTAAGAATGGCAGGTTATAAGATGAACAAGATACTGCACAGACCTGATGCAACCTTTAATATAGAAGAAGTAGAGAGAGAGCTATCATCCTTTGAAGGTAAGTTATTCATACATAACAATGCAGACTTGCCAACACCTGAATCACTGTACAATAAGTTAAGGTACTATGTTAAGTACACAGGTGCTCAAGTAATTACAATAGATAATATTACTGCACTTGCAGCATCAATGAAGGATGAGAGACAGGGCATTGATAAGATGATGGCAGAGCTAGGTAAGATAGCTGTTGAATTAAATTTAACAGTGATAGTAGTATCACACTTAGCTAAGCCGGAAGGTAAGAGCTTTGAAGAGGGTAAGACTATTACGGCATCATCGCTAAGAGGTTCTCAGTCCATTATGTTCTGGTCATCTATGATACTTGGACTAGAGAGAAACAAGTTAGCTGAAGAAGAAAGTGAAAGAAATACCTTGACAATTAGAGTATTAAAGGATAGAATGACTGGCGAAGCAGATGGTAAGACCGTTCAGTTAAGGTATGATACTGATACTGGTAAGCTTAGCGAGTGGATTGAATTAGATGCAGAGGACATAATATGACAAATAATAAAAGTTGGATAAGCGTTAAAGATATGCTGCCTGAAATCGGTCAAGCAATATTACTATATCCTGCGGATGAGTTTACATCTGAAATCACTGTTGCAATATATAAAGGAAAATCAAAATCAGATCATAAAGAAGTATGGTACAGAGAGAATTGCTATGAAGATGAGCATAATTATACGTTAATAGTATACGATGAGAGAATTTTCGGGGCTACCCACTGGATGCCGTTGCCCGATAAACCATGAGGATATAATATGAGAACATATAATGCAATAACATACTTACAAAGTATTCACGGACATCTTAAGGAGCTTGAATCTATCTTAGATGTTAAGATAACATGCTTTGAGGTACATCCAGAGGGGGTCTACCTGCAAGTAGAAAGTATGAATGATCTAGCTAAGATACAGCTAGGAAAGACTAAAGAGGACGAAACAGTAGCTAATACTACGCTTACTATAGACGGAGTGGAGTATCAGTTCTATACATTTGGAGGCAGTAAATAATGAGCAAGTTAATAGGTATTAATTTTACAGGTTATGATGTAGGGGACTTTACAGTACATGACATACATGAAGGTAAAAGTATCGCTGAAGCTCACATGGAATATGGTGCAGTTTATGAAGCTTCTAGCCTGCGTGTAGGCGAGTATTTAGAAGTTAGTAACTCACGGTTACTAGATTCCTATAAGATCCTAGCAAGAGAAATGGCTGCTGATATAGCTGATAAATCAGATTTAATTGATATGTTATGCATGGATAAGGAAGTACTTTCCGATAAGATTCGCACCCTAGAGATTATGATGTCAGACATGAAAGGTGATATAATATAGACTTGGAGAGATAGTGATGAAGTATGTAGTATTAGATATAGAAACTAAAGACCCTTATATAGATAGAGGGCTAGGATCGGGTTGGGTATACAGGCGTCACCACTTGCCTAACTGTGACTATGAATTATTAGGTACTGCTTATAAATCTTATGATGGAAGCAGCGGTTATATAACTAACTTAAACGAATTACAGGGGATAGTAGATGGACACGATAGTATTATTTGCCACAATGCTTCTTATGATTTGGGGGGGCTTAGTGCTTACGGGATTCTTCGACTAGAAGATAAAGAGTTATACGATACTGAGATCATGAGTCGTTTATACAATAGCTCATTACTCAGTCACAGCTTAGATATACTAGCACGTAAGTATCTCAAGATGAAGAAGGATAACAAGGGACTATGTGATAAGGTGCATGAGCTAGACCTGTACCCTTACTTAAAGAAGGAAGAGATAGCTAAAGCTAGAGCTGAGAAGAATGGCGAGGAATGGGTACGAGAGAGACCTGATGAGAAGAAGCTAGAGAAGTGGTGTAAGAGTAACATGGACATCATACAGGCATCATCGTTAGAGACGGTAGCTAAGTATGCAATACAAGATGTTGAATGTACAGAGAAACTATTCTTATACTTTAAAGATAAGATTGATATGAACATAGCCCTTAAGTATAGTATGGTAACACATATATGCTTAGACTATAGAAGGAGAGGGATAAGGGTAGACTTAAAGAGAGCTAGAGAGATACGGGATGAGATGACCCCTTTGATTAAGAAGTACCATGATGAATGCTACAAGATAGCAGGACAGGAATTCGGTATCAACTCTAGTAAGGATATGCCTGTCATCTTTGATAAGCTAGGCATTGAGTACCCTAGAACAGAGGCAGGTAATGCTTCTATCACTACGCCTTGGATGCAGAACCAAACACATCCACTATGTAAGGCTATAGTAGAGGCACGTAAGGCATTGAAGATAGATAGAGACTTTGTTAATAAGGTACTAGAGATACAAGAGTATACCAGTCCTGATATGGGGCAAGGAGATTACGGTAGAGTATTCCCTGAGCTTCATATTATGAGGGCTAGAACAGGACGCTTCAGTTGTACAGGTTATAACATGCAGCAGATTCCTAGTAGAGACCCAGTCTTCGGACCGATGTGTAGAAGTATGTTTATACCAGAGGAAGGGGAGAGATGGTACGCCATTGACTTCTCTAACCAAGAAGGTAGACTGCAAGTACACTATGCTAATAAGCTTAAGTGTGAAGGGGCATCATTGATTGCTACTGAGTTTAACAAAGATGCTAACCTAGATATGCACCAGATGGTAGCAGATATGGTAGGTATCGGTAGACGAGAGGCTAAGGCTATTAACTTAGGTGTCAGCTACGGCATGGGTGTTAATAAATTAGCAGATCAACTAGGGGTAGATGTAAGAAAAGCTAAAATAATACTTGACAAGTACAATACACTTGCGCCATACTTACACGAGCTGAATCAGAAGTGTATGAAAGTAATGCAAGATAGAAAGGCAATCAAGACAATAGGAGGTAGGTACAGTGCTATTGATCCATCCATGATAATAGATGGAAGGAAGGTAACATTTGAGTATAAAGCATTGAATAAACTAATTCAAGGCAGTGCCGTTGATCAGACTATTGAAGCCATGATCAAGGCATATGAGGAAGGCATACCTGTTCTACTGCCTGTGCATGATGAACTATGTATGAGCGGTACTAAGGAACAGGCTATACGTTTAAAAGAGATAATGGAGACTGCATTCATACTGGACGTACCAGTAGTAGCAGATCTAGGTGAAGGTGACAACTGGAGTGAAGCACATTGATAGGGAAGATAGAGATTGATAAATATAGCTATCAAGATGCTGTGGGTATACTAGAGGAGCTGCGTAGTTATCAAACTAGGTACGGCACTGATGATACTAGAATAAAGGAAGACTTAGACAAGGTACTTAAATTACTAACAGGAGAAAACTATGAGCAAGAATAAAACTATCACATTAAAAGATAAAGAAGTACAATGGGCAGTCGTTAACCATACTCATAATAAGTTCGACAGCACAGAACAGGAATACTCTATTGATGTTATCCTAACTGAAGCTGAGTACGCTAAGCTTAAGAAGCTAGGGTTACAGAAAGAGTTAAAGAACAAGAACGATAAGACCTTTGTAACATTCCAGAAGAATGTACTTAGCTCCCAAGGTAAGGAGCTTATCAAGCCTCCTGTCTTTGACAAGTATGGACAACCTTTTGAAGGCTCAGTAGGTAATGGCAGTATCTGTGATGTACGCATCAGTGTATTCGAGTATAAGCCTAGTAAGTTCTCATTCAAGTATGATGGGCTCATGGTTAAGGACTTAGTAGAGTTTTCTGGAGGAGGGGATAAAGAAGGCTTTGACTTTGAGGCACTACCTGAGGATGACGTAGCCCCATTTGATGTAGATGGTGATGACTCAGACGACTTTGATGTAATATAATGAGAGCCTTAATCGACGGCGATGTACTTGTTTACAGGATAGGATTCGCTAGTGAGAAGACATTGTATTGGATAGATTACGGAGATGGTATTGAGGTATCCTTCCGCTCAGCTAAGGAAGCTAGAGAGTGGGGAGTTATAAGAGACACAGAGATAGACTCTATGCCCCTTTCCTTTGCTATAGAGTTACTGAACAATACAATAGATAAGATACTAGAGGATACTAAGAGTGATGAGTACACCTTGTACTTAACAGGTAAGGGTAACTTCAGGGAAGGAGTTGCTAAGACTATACCTTATAAGGGTAATAGATCAGGCAAGAAGCCTGTACATTACCAAGCATTAAGAGACTATATGATAGATGAACTTGATGCTGTACTTGTCGAAGGACAAGAGGCTGATGACGAGATGGCATCATCGCAATCTAAGGATACAGTTATATGTTCGATCGATAAAGACTTATGGATGGTTCCTGGTAAGCACTATGATATAGCTACTGGCAGGAAGGTACTGGCTAAGGATCCAGGGGGATTAAAGCTAGAAGGTAAGAAGATACTAGGTACTGGATTCGTATGGTTCTGTGCCCAGATGTTACTAGGAGATAGAGTAGATAACATTAAAGGTATTAATGGTCTAGGTCCTGTCAAGGTATATAAGTTA